GGTAACGTGGGTATCGGCACCACCACCCCGGATCAGGTGCTCAGCATTATCGGTTCGGACAGCATCCCTGGTACTGGTACCGGCTTCAAGGTGACGTCTTCGACCTCGTATGACAGCAATACCGTACTTACTACACAGGGTCTTACGATGAACCGCGTGACCTCAAGCAACGCTGTATTCCAGATTGCCACGAATGTGAACGGCTCTTGGGGCTCGAACACGACTGCAGGTGCCATCAACTTCGCACCGGGCAACTCGACTTCAGTGACTATGTTGAGGACGGGGAATGTGGGTATCGGTACTACCACCCCTGCGTCGAAGCTTGTCGTGCTTACCGGATCGGCTGTGGGTGGCGGCGGATACGCTAACCAGGGCGGTGTCGTTATTGAGTCGTCTGGCACCTCTAACTCGAATCTCCAGTTCGCAGCGGACAAGTCGAGCATCTCCTCAATCTTCTTCGGTAACCAGAACAACGCTACGGAAGGCTTCGTTGAATACTCGAACTCATCCGCACGTCTTCGCTTCGCAAGCGCAAGCACCACTGCAGGTACGATCCGCTTCGACACCGGCGGCACAAGCGCCCGCATGACCATCGACCAGAACGGCAATGTGGGCATTGGTACTACCACCCCGGTTAATAAGCTTACGATCCTTGATTCGGAAGTGAACGTCCCGAACGGTTCAAGCCCAGCACAGGCTAACCTCATGGTGATGTCGAACACTACGGGCGGTGCTGCGGGCAACGGCGGCATGATCGGTCTCGGCGGCGACAGAGGGACGAACAACTACGGTATCTATGCCGGTCTTCGCGGCGTGAAGGAGAACTCGACTGTCGATAACACTGCCGGCGGACTCGCGTTCTACACACTCCAGGCGGGTGTGGCATTCGCCGAGCGAGCACGCATCACTTCTGGAGGCAACTTCGGCATCGGTACGACTTCTCCGTTCGCAACATTCGCCGTCAATCCGACAGCAGGCAATGCCTCGAACCAGTTCGTTGTTGGTTCTTCTACTGCTACAAACCTTGTTGTGAATAACGCCGGTCTCGTGGGTATCGGCCTCACAAGCCCTACCGAGCCTCTCGATATCCAGGCTAATATCACGAATCAAACAGGCCTCGTTGTCCGCCGTAACTCTGCGCAGTACCTTCACCTTACTGAGACTGATGGCGGTACGCATTTGCTCGAAGCGGTGTCCGGCACCGGTGCAGAAAAGCCCTTCTATATCAATAACAAGGTTACCGGCGGTAGCGCTACCGTAAATACCAACATCCAGTTCAGAATCCAGGATGTGACGAAGGCTATCCTCGATAACAACGGTAATTTAGGCATTGGCACATCAACTCCATCTTCGCTACTTCATCTCAATAAGACCGCAAGCGGCGCAATTGGTCCGACCCTCACTCTTGAGAACTCTGCTGGAGCCGCCAATGATCAGGGCTCAATTGACTTCATGGATTCTGGTTCAGTACGCGCGCGTCTCGGCTTCAATATTAAGTCTGGCGGAGCAGGTGAACTCTATTACTCAGCTGGTTCAGGCGGAGCTATGACGGAAGCATTCCGAGTATCCGGCGGCAGTTTCGGTATCGGTACCACTACCCCAGGCACTGGCTCTGCAGGATCGAAGCTCGATGTTTTGGGCGGCAACATTGGTCTTGATCCGAACTACCTCATCGGTCAGGGTCTCGGATACGTCAACGGTTCCTCCGCTGCTTCCTACGCTACTCTCCAGCTCTACAACGGCGGTACCGGCAACACGACACTCAACAATCAAAACTTCAACATTAAGTTCCAGACTGCCGGCACTGATCGCCTCTACATCTCGAATGCAGGCAATGTTGGTATTGGCACATCGACTCCGAATCAGAACCTTCAGGTCAATAATGCTTCTACAGGTGCAGCGCCTTCGTCAGGTTCCGGTGCACTTGCAACAGGTATCCTGGGTGTCAGCGCGTATCCGAACACCACTGTCGCCATGATGATGGGTGTGGCTGGGTCGGCACAGGGATTCACTAACGGACTTACCTGGATTCAAGGCCAGAGGATCAATGACGCATCAGTAAGTTTCCCGCTCGCGCTTAACCCGAATGGTGGTAATGTCGGTATCGGCACAAGTACCCCAGATACGCCGCTCTCTATCCACAGCACCTCGGCTTCGCTCATCAGCCTTGATCGCAGCAGTGTGCGCATCGGTACTATCAGCGCTGCGAACAACGAGCTCAACATCAACTCGGTAACTAACATGAGACTCGCTCCTGGTGGCACAGCTACGATGAGCCTCTTGTCGAACGGCCTTGTGGGTATCGGCACCACCACCCCGCAGTATCTCTTGAACTTGGCGAAGAGCACCGCACCGCAGCTTGCCCTCTCAGACGGAAGCCTCACGTCGAATCACTGGACCTTCCGTAACGCCGGCGGCAATCTCTACATCGCCACTTCGTCTCCTGTGTCGTTCGCAACCTCTACCACGCCGGCGCTCTCCATTAATTCCTCGAGCCAGGTCGGTATCGGTACGGCCAATGCTTCATTCCCACTTGATGTGAACGGAGTCGCAAGAGCTACGGCTGGCTTCACCGTCGGCAGCACGTTCACAAATACGGACTACACCCTGTCATCCGATGGCAATGATCTCTACCTCGTGGGCAAGTCCGGCAAGAACATCTTCTTGCGTCCCAACGGCGCGGGCAGCAACACCGGTATTGTCATGTTGTCTTCTACTGCCATGGGCATCGGCACCACCACCCCGCAGGGCTCGCTCGATATTGCGAACAACGGCGGAGCAAACGGCGTTCACACCCAGCTCAACGAAGGCAATTCTGATACTATCCCGTTCCTCATGACCGGCAGCGGCGGAGTAGGAGACTGGGCAAACTCTATTAACGGCTTTGCATGGTTCTACCGCGCATCGGACGGTAACCTTGAACTTGATAGGAAGTCCGGCAGCACCTCAGGCAATCAGGTACTGACTGTGGCTCGCTCTACGGGCAATATTGGTATCGGCACGACGACGCCCGATGGCAAGTTCGAAGTGCACTCAAGCGATGCGCTCACTGCGGAAGTCGGCGGCATCTCGGTGCGCGGCGTCACTACTCCAACGAAGAAGATCGCTATTGGTTACGATGAATCCGCAGATTACTCATGGATAGTTTCAACACAGACAGGTCTTGGGAGGAAGGATCTCAGAATCAAGTCCGCTAATACAGCCTTCGATGTGACAGGCGGCGTGGGTATCGGTACCACCACTCCCGAGACTAAGCTCGATGTGACGGATGCGACGGTACAGACCACCTTCACCGGTACCACCGATAACGGCGTGCGCATCCATGGCGGTACATCCTCGAGTCTTGGCCACTATGCAATGCTCGGCTTCTCCTCCGGTGCAATCACCGAGGCAGGTACGAACCTGGCACAGATCGGCGCTCGTCTGACCGGTGCCGGCTCATATCTCCAGTTCGGTACATCGAACCTCTACAGCTCCGGTATTACGAACACTGCCATGACCATCGATCCGAACGGCAAGCTCGGCGTAGGCACCACCTCACCTCAGAGCACTCTCAATGTACAGAACTCGTCTGACGCGGCTGCTGCCGTCCTTGTGTCCGGTTCGACGAAGGGTGTGCGCCTCGGCACCACTTCCACCGGAGGTGCGATCGAAGGCGTGGACTGGTCGGGCGTTGGCTCGTATCAGCCCCTCACCGTCGGCGGTGCGGATGTGCGCTTCACTATGTCGAATGTAGAGAAGGCTCGCTTCGATACGAGCGGCAACCTTGGTATCGGTTCCACCACACCGAACTCTCGTTTGGTACTGAGCGGCATCGGCAGCGGTCGCGGTATTGCCGCAGAGGCGCTTGATAGCGGAGTGCTCTTCTCGTCGTTCAATACAAGCGCAGGCGGCGTACCGGAGCAGCTGCGCATCTCGCACAACCTTGGTGCCGTTGATATCACGAACCAGCGCACTGCCGGCAACCTCTTGCTCCAGACGAACGGTAATTCCGTCGGTATCGGCACGACGACTCCGAATACCTACGCTGCAATCCTCGATGTCGAGAGCGCTTTGTCTAACGCCTCTCCACTCATCCAGCTTCGCAACACAAGTTCTACCGGCTACACGGGCATCCAGATTGACCGCTCGACCACCGCACGCTCGGCATTCGTACAGTTCTCGACGGCTAACTCCGGTGATTGGACCTTAGGCGAGCTCTACAACTCGGGCGTGTCGAACTCCGGCTTCTCGATTCAGAAGGCATCGAACGGCTTCACATCCATCCAGACTACGGCGCCGGCATTCCACATCGACACGAGCGGCAATGTCGGTATCGGCACTACGACGATGCAGGGTAAGTTCAATATTGATGTAGGCGCTTCTGGTAATGCAGCCCTTAACATCAAGAATTCTTCCAGCCAAGTCGGACTCAATATCGGTATGACCAATTCAGGTACGAATCCAGGGTACGTCATGGTGTCCGATAACACCGATCTGTACTTCGGTACTAACGCCTCCGAGAAGATGCGCATCACCTCAGCGGGCAATGTCGGTATCGGCACCACCACTCCGGCGGCCACACTCCACATTCAAAGTTCGGCCACATCCCCGAGTCTTACACACGGCACGGCTGCCCAGCAGATTTGGTCATACTCAGGAACTGGCACAGAACTTGCCCTCACTTTGTCGAACTCTTCTCCGTTCGCGGCGTCGCTTCAGATGCGCAACAACACTGCCGACGGCAGCTCGTATCCGATCGCGCTGAATCCGCTTGGAGGTAACGTGGGTATCGGCACCACCA